TAGATTTGTGTCATCTGAAAAAGTTTCTATAAAAGTATTCGGCAAATTGAAAGCAGCAGAAGATTCGTTTGTTGCTTCTCTTAAAGCCAAAGCTGTTACATCATCTTTAATTGATTGCACACTTGCACCCAAAGTTATAGGGTTACCATCTGCATTTACATTGTTAGCTCTATTTCTTGTTCTAATTCCCATTTTATGATCCTAAATATCTAAACACAATTTCTGCACTAGCGGCAGGTGCTATTGTGAAAGTTAATGTTGTTGAAGCAATTGTATAATCGTCTGTTGGTACTAAACAAATACCATTTACATAAACTAAAATATTATCTACAGTTCTGCTAGCAAGAATTGTAAATCCTGTTGTTGAACCATCACCAACATTTGATTTATCTGTTGTGAAAGGTGTGGCAGCAGCGGCAGCAGTTGGTACAAATTTTGTAGTTGAAGAATTCCAAGCCAATACTTGTCCATCAGTAATACCTGTCATACTTATATTTGAAATATCATCAGCACTAGAATTTTCTGTTAACATTTCAACCCAACCTGAAGTAGTTGCTACATAAGGTTTAAGTGTATCTTCTGCTAAAGCAGGTGAACCTGAATAAGTAGTTGAATTAGGAAAAGCTGCTACGTTTGCGTGATTAAATCTTATTGCTGAATTTTGTCCACTAACTGTTATATAAGCAGAACCTATTAGTGATAAACCATTTATAGTTGAAGCAGTTGATCCTAATGAAATTGCTGTAGAACCAATAGTAACTGAATTATTTGCTAAATTAGCATTTGTAATTCCAGCACTTCCACTTAATTCTGTATTTGTAATTCCTGAAGCAGTTAATGTAATTGTATCACCACTTACAACAGAAGCTATACCAGTACCACCAGTTATTTTTAAAACATCTCCTTGTTCTATGGAAGAAGTTGTTGATGTATCATCTGCAATAGTGAATAAAGAACCTGTAATTATAGGAGTTATAAGAGTTTTATTTGTAATGGATTGAAAACCTGATAATGATACTACATCACCTGATGGTGTAGTAATAACTGGACTTGTTAATGTTTTATTTGTTAAAGTTTGTGTTGCAATTTCTGAAACTAAAGTTGAGCTACCCTCTTTTGGTAATAACATTGTGTTAGTTACACCCTCACTATGAGGTTGTGCTGCTAAAGTCTGTCCGTGTGTATTGGCGTAGCAATTAAGTATAAGTTTTGCGTCAACTGCTGAACCATCACCTCTAACTTCTAAAATTGCACTAACTGGTTCTAACTGCATATTACCAGAATCGTTTATCAATTTACCGCCAAGAGTAGCAGTAGTTAAAGTTTTATTTGTAAGAACTTCTGTACCACCAAGTGTCGCAAAATCATCATCTGATAAAGCAGTATTAAATAGTGCTGTAGTACCTGTAATAGTATTAGTTGCTAAATCAATTGATTTATTTGTTAGTGTATCTGTTGATGTTTCTGTAAGAACTGTAGAGTCAATATCAAAAGTTACAGTATTACCAACTAAAGTTGTATCAATTCCAGTACCACCTGCTAAAAGACGTAATCTATTCAGGTCTATAGTAGAACCATCACCTATAGCAGTATAAATTTCATTAAAGTTATCATTTATAATACCACCACCAACACGTAGGTTACTACCTGTTCCGTCATTTGCTGCTGATCCTATATCTATTGATTTTTTTGCCATTTCTTCCTTAAATTACTTTACTATTTATAATCTTTTACGGTGTTGTATCATCAAAAGTTGGTCCTGTTTGAGAGAAGTTAGTTACTGTATTACTAAACTCATTATTACTATAAGTTAAGAATGAAGGAAAAGCAAGACTCATCTTAACTTTCTGTCCTTCAGGATGAGAAGACATTAAGAATACTCCACCTTGACCATCTAAACTAGTTCTTGTTCCAAATACTTTTAAATTATTTAATACTTGAAACGTATGTCCTGTACCTCCACTTGAAGTATTAAATATAGTATTTGCATACTTATTAAGTGTTCCCCATTTTGGTCCAGCATATGCGTAACCAGCTTTAACAAATTGACCACCTATCGTGTGCCTTTTTCTACTAGTATAATCTATCTCTAAACCTGGTCTTGTTAAAGTTATATCTCTTTGATTTGCTTCAAAATGTTCAATTGTTCCTGGGTCCAAATCAATTGATCCTGCTTCGTGAGCTTTTGCTCTTAAAGATGTTCCATCATCTATCGTTCCTAATCTTCTACCAAATATCACCGAGAATAAAGTATTAAGAATTGCAATTAATGGTATTTCAACAGCTGTTCTACCAGAAACAGCACCAACTAATGGTAATCTTCCTCTAGAATCTAGTTGTGAAATAATATCTACTTGACCTGTAAAATAGAATCCTGCTGTATGCATTGTCTTTTTAAATGCGTCCCGCCATACTGCAATAGAACTAGCAACTTTTAATACATAAGAAAAATCTTGATAGTATCTACTGTCTTGTACTTTCATTGTTATTTCAGAAAGTTTACCATCTTCATTAATAAATTGACCATCTGTATCTGAAACTGAAACTACATCAACATTTGCTGTTGCAACATCTATTTTACCAATAGTTCCTGACCCACCTGAATCTGCTGATAATAATAAACCTTCTGTAAATGTACCTGTAATATCTTTTATTCTTAATACATTTGTAGAAGAGTTATATGAAACGATTGTTCCTTGTCCACCTGAAACTGTACAAGATTGCCCTACTGTAAATAAACCACTAACACCTGTTAATACACAACTGTTATAAAATTCTAATACTGGAGGACTAGGTGCGTCTTGATATTTTTTTCCTAACTCAATTGTTTTTAATGCAATAATTCTTCCAATTTCATCACCCCACGCATTTACACTTCCACCTGAACCATTTGTTGATGTTATAGTTATACTTGGTAAAGAAGTATATCCTGTTCCATTATAAATTAAAAATATTTTTTCAATTGATCCTGGACCTGTACTTTTTTCTTGCATAATACTATTACCAAAATATTGGTCACCTGCCATAGTACCATCTTCTAAAACTATTTGGTCCGAATCTTCAGCAGCAATACCACCATTAACAACTCTTACAAATCCAGAGGCGTCTTTTCCACCTGTTTCAGTATTATTAAATACTAATTTATCACCGACTTCATAATTTATTCCTTTATTATTAATTACAACATCTGTAATTCCACCAGAACCAACTTCATCAATATTAAATATAGCACCTATACCACCTGCAATAACTTTAATTGTATCAGCAGTTTCATTTAATGTTCCATCATTTGTAAGTATTTTTGTTCCTGGAATACCAGTTATAGTTGCTTTAATATACCAATCATCTGTATCAGAAGCAGAACCTTGTAGTTGTTCTCCAATTTGAAATGTGCCTTGAATAGAATCACTATTTAAAATAAATTCTGTAACTGTATCTGAACCAATTTGATATTGAGCAACATTTTCTACAATTGCATAGGCATTACTATCTGCACCTGTAATTGTTCTTCCAACTAATTCTGTTGTATCTCCTATATCAGCAATAGCTCTTAAAACTTTTAATGAATCATACTTACCATCTGATATTCTTAATATTTGTTCTCTTGGATAAAATGTTTGTGATTCTTCATTGAATAATATTCTAAAAAATATTTCGTGTCCTCTATTCGTACCTTTTGAACGATAAAGTGATTTAACATTTTTTATAAGACTTCTTTTACTAACTTTGTTTGCTAATGTATCTGGTAATGTTGCAAGAAACTCATCTCTAAAATTTGATAAGAAATTACTAATTACTTTATCTGGATCTCTAAACTCAACTAGGTCGGCAATATTATTTACTGGATTAGGTTTATAATTATCTATTGTTGCATAAGCATTTGAATCTGTACCTACAACTGTTTCACCAATTATAAATTTACTGTTAGCACTTATGAATAAACGTCCACTATTTAAATCTTCTGTTAATACAACAGCTGTTGCACCAGAAGTTTGTCCTGTAAGTGTTTCACCACTAGTAAATTTTCCATATTCAGTACCAGAATAAGTTTCAAAAATAAGTTTATCACCTGCGTCAAGTGATGTTCTTGCACTACCTAAAGCACTTGCATTTAAAACTAAATTATTTGCTTGGTCTGTTTCTGTTTCTAATTGTATACCTTCTGTAGATTTAACAGAAGTTACTGATAACTCAGCGGACTCTAGTAATTGGTAATAGACTTTAAGAAATTCAGCAAACTTTGGATGCTCACTAACTATAAATTCAGGTAGTTGACCAGAAAGTATTGTTGAAATTTTATCATTAAACTTTGCCATTTGTCATTAGTAACTGGAAGTAGTTGTGTATCCGAC